ATATAGTATTGATAGCTTCTTCTTCTGCAATTTCAATTGCAGGTTTATAATGAAGCTGCATAAACAAAGAAAGTTCTTCATCTGTTTCAGGAAGTTTTTCAGGGTCCATAGTAAAAGCATTAAACCCTGTGCTTTGTTTAATTTGATTTAGTTCAGGTTTTGCAATCATCTGCCCTTCAATCATATCTTGATATTTACTTCTATTAGCTTGAGACATTGCATCTTGTGCATATACCTTAACCTTGAATAATCTATCAGACATTCCATTAACAACAATATCAACAAACTTTGGTATAATAGGAACGGGTGTCCAATCTAAGTTTAAATACGATAAATCTCCATCAATAGCTAATTCATTTTTGTATTTACCAACTCCTTGCTCTCCTCTTGCGTATAGCCTTAATCTATGGAACTCTTTCCATTGACCATAATATCTACAATTGTTTCCATCCTTTCTGAACCATTCATATTGAATAGCTTGACCAACTTGTAGCCCGAATTGCTCGGATGCTTTTTCCTTATCAGTAGCTAACTGACTTGGGAATACTGACGATGTAATATCTATTGTTACGTTTTTCATTTGATTAATTGACTTGTTGAACCATCATTAGAATACCTTGCGAAGTTAATACTTATTTTTGAATCTTTTTTCTCAGGCAAATATAAATGCTTTTGATTAGCCATAATAGCTAATCCTGAACTAATTGATGCATCAAATTTAGTTCTATCGTTTATATCAAATTTAGCCCAATCTTCTAATGTTCGCATAAAAGGCATAGTACCCATATCTCCCCCATCTCTATAATCTCCTGTAAAATCTATTCCAATATATTTTTCTATATAAGATTCAATAGCTGATGCGTGAGATTGTTTTACATCTTCAGATGAGTTAGGGATTCCTCCAAGTTCACGTTCAGTTTTTGTTAGTTTATTATATTGCTTATCAGGTCTATTCAAACAGTAATGTCTGTAACCTCTATTTTTAAAATGATAAAGTAATCGAGGTTTATTATTCTCAATTAGAATCGGCATACCATAAAATACGCAAGCCATAAGAACTTCCTCAAAAAATATCTCAGCAGTTTGTGGTCTTGCAATGTATTCTAAGAAAAATTCATTTGAAGGAGCATCATCCATATTAAATTTAGTAAGACCGTGTAATGACCCGTTTGACCCTCTCCCTCCTACTACTGCGGATATGTCATAACTATCGCATCCAAAAGACCCGATGTGTTCGTTGCCGGGATATTTCATCCCATTTCTTGTATGTACATTGTTTTGTAAATGCTTTGCAGGAGTCCAACTGACTAAGAATCTACCTCTTGAATCAGGACTAAAAAGAACTTTAGTATCTTTCAGACCTTCTTTCCAATGCAAAGTACCACGGGTAGTATAATGCTCTTTTATTAAACTGTCGTTATAATCAATCTGTTGGTATATTTTTGTAAGGTTAAACAAAGATTGTTTACTCTCATCTCTAAATGCGTGAGACTCTGTTCTTGGAAACTGACGATAAAATTCATTTAATGCATCGGAATCGTTTTTAAGAGAATCAACTTCATTCTCCCAATAGTCAATAGCACCCATACTAATAATTCCACCATCTACTCCTATTATTGGAACTTCAGGTGCTCTAAATACAGGCATACCGTATATGTCAATAAAACCCTCCATATTCCACTCCATAGGAATAAATAAAGCATATAGTCCGCTTTTTGTTTGACCATTAGCATTACGGGTTGAAACCACTGAGTCTTCAAACATATCTTTGTAATTCTGACCCCCTTTAGATAACGCATTTGAGGTTGACCCCATCATACACTTTCCAATAATTTTAGAACCTAATCTTAAACAGGTTTTAGTTACTCGCCAATTCTCCTTTATATTGTTTGGCTTGGTCCATTTACCTGACTCATCGTGAGCTAAAAATAATAGCTTTTCCCCATCATAAGAGTTGTCTTCTGTGTTCTTCCAATCTATTGATGTATCTAACCCTTCTATGATTTCATTTTCAGTGTCGTACATATTTTTCTTGGTAATCTTAGATGCCGGAACACGGAAAGCTAATTCTGTTTTAGGCTTGTCCATACCATCCATAATAGGCTTGAAGAAAAATGGAAGTCTGCTATTTATTGGAACTACTTTATCAGTAAACATCTTTTTAGCATCCGACCCTGTTTTTGATAGGATTCCAATCCTTGCATCACGTGCAAGAGTACCAACATTTATACATTCAGAAGAAGACATAAATGAGAATCCTGAACGCCTAATCTTTAGGTATATCATACCAAAACTTCTTGAGTCAGCCCTACAGGCTTCCCAAAAAATCCAATATATTCTATTAGCTTCACGAAAATCAGGATAACCAATATCAATACTTGCCCATTGAAGATACATATAGTGAGAGCCTGTTATGTAAGTTGGAATACCGTTATTCATAAACCACACCCCATTTTCTCTACAATCAAATTCATTTTCAATGTAATCAACCCATCTATTTTTAAAATCAGATGGCATTTCATTCCATTGGAATATTGACTGTATTCTTGACAATTGTTTTGGAAGCGGCTCTCTCTCCCAATGTTGCTCAGATGCAGTAGTGTGTCTTTGAAGACACTTTTTTGGAACCGGAGGCAATGCGATATACAGTCCTGCAATTTTCACAACACTTCCTATCTCTCCTGTTTTAGAGATAACTACAACATCGTATTGGTCGTTATAGCCATATAGCCAAGACTTATTGCCATTCTTTTTAGTAATAGAATGGGAAGGTATGTAATCCTTGACTACAGTATATAAACTATTTAGACCTTCTTTCTGCAAACCCTTGTTTTGAATCAGTTTTACTTTCTCCTTTTTCCGACATCTCAATGCTTTCTTTTTCAGCTTCTATTCTATTAAGAATCTCAAAAGCATCGAATATAGCTAATTTTTTTGTAGCTGCTGCATTTTTTAACTTATCAGCAGCTAAATCATCTCCTTCCATATCAGGATTCAAGATAGATTCTTCGGCTACTTTTATAAGTTCTAATACTGCTTTATGACCGGCAGCAATAATTTTTAATTTTGTTTCTTTAGCTGTCATTTGATTTTTTTTAAGAATAATACTTGCACCAATCCAACTTGATTTAAAAAATTAATAGAGTTTCTGTCAAAAGCAACCATTCTATTAAATTTGTTATAGGTTCTAAGCACAAGATAATCTCTATCATCTATAAATAAAGTAGCATCAGTTAAATTTTCTTCAGAACCATTTTTATCTAAATATAGAAAACAAATAATATTTGCTGACTCATCATTTATTGGTAAGTCTCCCAAAGCATTATTCAATATAAAATTTAAAGTTATTTCATATCCTAAAAACATAGATAATACAAAATCAGAGAACTCATCTTTCTCATTTCGTTGTTGTATATCTCCAAAAGCCTTTTCTCCTGTTTGCTCATCTACAAACTCATATTTAATTACTTCCTCTAAATATTGTTCAGGATTTTTAATTACGTTGTCAAATTGTATTAGATTCATATTTGATTTGATTTAATTGTTATCTATAAAACATTACATACACCATTCTGCCTTCTTTCCAACCTGTGTTGGGATATTTACTATGAAAGTAATTAGAAGGGTACATAAGAGCACGATTGGGTCTATATCCTACTACAGAATGTAAATCCCAATTATCTAAGTTGTTTGCTTCATCTGAAAGAAACCTATCAGCTTCCTCATTTGAAACATCCAAGGGCATCTCATAACCTACATCTTTATGCCTCCAAAAAGCTGTTCCGTGGAGCCCTTCTTTTGTCGATGGAGATATATATAGCACAAGTGCTCTTTCGGGTCTAATATCGCCTACTTTTGAGTCTGCGTGGATTCTCCAATCAGTATCGAACTCTTCAGTTGCTACTCTAAAAAAACCTAATAAACATTCTCTTTTAGTTTTGTCTATATCACTTAATTTTTCAATAATAAAATTATCAAATTCTTTACTGCTATATTGAACCCAAAACTTTTTATCTCCAACTTCAACTTCCTGAAACTGATTACTTGCTAATCCATTATAAATGGAATTATAAATATCTTCGTCTAAAAAATTATCTATAATGTTTATCATAGCTTCACTGTTATTTGGTGGTCATACATGCGATACAACTTCTCTCCATCAACAGTAAACTCATATTCACTATCGGGAGAGAAACAAATATAATCCCCTTCTTTTACGCCTTGACTTAATAGATACTCATTTGGATATACCATCTGCCCCATTAAAGGTTCTTCTTTTATGAATTTTTTTATATAGTAGTCTGTAGCAGAAATTGGTCGAACAAAGCAATACTTGTCGTAAGCATTCCAAGTGTCGCCTTTTTTATACATAAAGAATTGGTCTATTTCTATAAAGAACAAGTCGTCTTTAAAAAAACTCTTGCCGCTTTTTTGACGACCTCTCATATCATTGTAATACTTAAATACATTGTGATGCACAAGAAGTGTGTCTCCTATTGAGATAGGACCGTTGTAGCCTACGGGAAGTTCGATAACCTCTGCATATCTATTAGAGAATTTGTGGTCCTCTTCTGAAGTACTAACTATAAAGTCAATTCCCCCTATGTCTCGTGTATTATCGTATCGCTTTCCATTCGTAGGTTTTACTATGAAGTAGAATGGAGATTTCATTAAAAGTCTATATTAAATTCGATTGAAATTGGAATAGTAAAATTAAATTCTTTCCAAAGAACTATTTCCTTCTTTTTGTTGATAATGTATATCAATACATTTCCTGTTTCAGGATGTCGTTTAATGTGATGAATTTCATTTGAGTCTCCAAGAATACTCTGACCTACTATGTAGTGCATTGCACCACTTTTGTAGTCAGGACCTATGGATATTTTACGAATATCCATTAGATTTCTTTTTTAACTAAATACTCGTATAAGAATGATAATTCATTATGCTTTAACCCACGAGTTAAAATAACAAAATCTTCTTCATCAATTTTATTCAAGTACTCAACATCGTACTCAACATTAGCCAATTCAGCTACTGATAAATTAATTTTCTCCTTTAATTCTTCCGGCTTATCGCTCCAATCGAAAATTTCACTTCCTTCAACTTGCTTTTTTTCAGCACCCAACTTAACAAGCAATTCATCTTGGATAGAGAAATGCTTCTTAATTACTTTTTCTATAGACTTACTTAGCCTAACGATTGTAATTGTAGTTTGAAAACTCTTTAAGTCTTGATGGTTTTCACATTTGCTAAGTACTGAGTTTAGACTTAGTAATTCATTTACTTTTAACATTTGATTTGATTTTAATTTGATTTAATTTCTATGGTATTATATTTACCACATTTCCGTTTCTCCACAAATCCCCGGAAACTAATCCTGTTGCTGAGGTTGCTAAAGTATTTATATTTAAAGTACCTCTAAGGTATGTTTTTGTTATAGATGCATTTCCTATCGTTACAGTATTAGAGCCTGTTGCATTTATATTATATCCTATTACAATAGCATTTGATACTAATGCACTTGTGTAAGATGATGCACCAATAACAATATTATAGTCTCCTGTGGCATTAACAGTTTGCTGAGCCCCGTTTCCAATTGCTATATTAAACTGTCCATTTGTTATTCCCGAACCTGCTCCTCCACCAATACCTATATTATAATTAGCTTTTGTTGCATTTAATGCATTACTTCCTATTGCTATATTATTATATCCATATTCATTATTAAATAAAGCAATTCTTCCAAGTGCGATATTATCTTCGCCCTCAATATTAAGCCTCATTACATCTCTACCGATAGCAATGTTATTTACACCTGTTGTATTATCTCTTAAACTATCTGCTCCAATTCCAATGTTATGACCTAAAAGCGTGTTTGACAATGAATTTTGACCTATTGCAATATTCTCGTTACCTACCATATTAGAGTACAATGCGAGTTGCCCTATTGCAATATTATTATTTCCTGTTGTATTATTTACTAATGCTTGATAACCAAATGCCAAGTTTGAGTCTCCTGCTGTATTGTATCCTAATGCAAGCTCTCCAAAAGCCATATTATTAGTTCCTGTATTTGGACCTCCTAAAGCAGAGAATCCAATTGCAATGTTTTTACTTCCGGTAATGTTCCCGTGCATTGCATTTCCACCGATAGCAATATTATATGGTCCACTTGTATTTGAATACAATGCTTCGTGTCCTATTGCTATTGAATAGTCAGCACCAACTGAATTATACATTGTTTGATGACCAATAGCAACACAATAACTTCCTATTGAATTATACATTGCATCAAATCCAATTGCTGTATTTTTTTCCCCTATAATGTTTGAGAATAATGCATATTTACCTATTGCTGTATTTCTATTTCCTGTTGTATTACTAAACAACGCCTCAAATCCAAATGCTGAATTTGTATCGTCATTACCACCACCATTACCAACAGTAAGTCCGTTTATGATTGCATCAGCAGCAGTAGTAATAGCACCTAAATAGTCAATTCTAAATTTAACTAAACTATTTGATTTAAAATTTGCAAAATCACTTGTTGCGGTTGCAGCATTTTCTGCGGTATAATGGTACGAAGAAGCAACTGCCGCACTGTGTTCAGAAGCAAATGAATAGTTATCTGCTCCACTTTGCACAACAGCATAAAACCCACTTACAGCGTTAGGTAACGCTCCCGGATTTTGTCCACTTATATACGCAACATAGCAGTCTCCATTTGGAAATGAACCTGCTGTTTGAGTTGGCATATTAATCTTCATTCCTTTTTGAGATACCGTAGGAACTGCTGACATATTAACAACAATTGCCTCAGTATCACTTGCCGCCAAGTTTACAATATTGCCTGCATCA